CTAACATCCAACAGGAGAAATAACATGGCATTAGTATCACCAGGCGTAGAAGTCAATGTAATTGACGAATCGTTCTACACCCCAGCTGCCGCTGGAACGGTACCTATGATCTTTGTTGCTACTGCTAGTAATAAAACTAAAAGCAGTGGAACAGGAACAGCAGCAGGTACGATAAAAGCAAATGCAGGAAAACCTTATTTGATCACTTCTCAGCGTGAGCTTGGTGAAACATTTGGCGATCCTCTGTTTTATAGCGATAATAACGGCAACATGATCCACGGTGGAGAGCTTAACGAGTACGGCCTACAAGCTGCTTACTCTGCATTAGGCGTTTCAAATCGTGTGTATGTTGTAAGAGCTGATTTAGACTCAGCAGAATTAACAGCAAGTGCATCAGCACCAGGCGGAGAGCCAGCAAATGGCGCTTACTGGTTTGACACTTCAACTAGCAACTACGGTATCCTACAATGGAACGGCTTAGCAGTTACACAAACAGGTGGACAAACTTTCTCAGCAAAGGCTCCAACAGTACTTACAGTAACAACTGATTTAGTATCAGGACAAGGCTCAGCACCAAAAGCATCAATTGGCCAATTAGGCGATTATGCAGTAGATGCTAACGACACAATGAACAGAGTATACTACAAAACTCCAGGTTACGGTACAGCAGCTCAAAGAACTGCAAACGTAGGTACTTGGGTAGAATTAGGTAGTGATGCTTGGAAAGCAAGTTGGGCAGCGGTACGCGGCACAGCAACTAATCCAACATTAACTCAAAGTGATTCAATTAGTATTAACGGCTCAAATGTTGTATTAGCAAGTGGCACAGGTATTGCTGATTTAGTTACAATTATTAATGCAGCAGGCGTTGCAGGTGTAACAGCAGCATTAGTTGATGGTTCAATTGAATTATTTGCAAACTCATTAAGTGAATCAAACGGTTCAGTAGCAGATGGCAAAATTACATTAGCAGCAGGAACAGGTGACTTGTTAACAGACTTAGGTCTAACAGCAGGAACATCTAGTTCACCAAGATTAGAAGCAGCACCGCACACAGCAGTACCTGCATTTAAATCAGGCGATACAACACCAGCACCAAGTGGTAGTGTTTGGATTAAAACTACTACTCCAAATGGTGGAGCAAAATTAAGTGTTAAACAGTACAGCACAGCAACACAGCTATGGTCAACTGTAACAACACCAATTTATACTACAGCACAAAGTGCAATTTACGGTCTTGATAAATCAGGCGGTGGCGCAAACTTACTAGCTGGAGCATTATATGCAAAAGTTAACGTAGATGAGCTAGGTAACCCAATTGGTAATTACAAAGTTCATTCAAGAGTAGCAGCAGGCGCAACTAGCATTTCTGGCACAGTAATTGGAACAAGTGGAGTTACAGCAGCAACTTACACATTTACAATTAGTGAATCAAGAGCTAATACAGCAGCAATGACTGCTCCTACAACAGTAAGTGTAACAACATTAGGCGCAAGTGGCGATGCTGATTTATTAGCAGCAGCAATTAATGCTAAAGGTCTAGTAAATGTTGTAGCATTAGTAGATGGAACAAATAAAGTTGTAATTCAGCATAAACTAGGTGGAGAAATTAAATTAGTTGACACAGATAGTGGTTTATCAGGATTTGGTTTTGCAGCAGCAACAACAGCTAACTTATATGTTGGTCCAAATGCAACTGGTTTAGTAGCTTCAAACTGGAAGCCACTAACTTACACAGCATCAGGCAATGTTCCATTAAGTTTAGCAGCAGATGGTCAACTATGGTACAACAGTGTTGTTGACGAAGTAGACATCCTAGTACATAATGGCGATGCATTTGTTGGTCTTAACTATGTAGGCGGAACTGGTTTATCAGCTGATTCAAGTCCATACAGTGGAACAGACGCAGATGGACCACAAGTTGCAGCAACAGAGCCAACTGTACAATCAGATGGTACTGCACTAGTAGAAGGTGATATTTGGGTAAGCACAGCAGATGTTGAAAATTATCCAGCAGTTTATAGATACAATGCTACACTTAGCAAGTGGATCTTACTTGATAAATCAGATCAAACAACTGAAAACGGCATACTATTTGCAGATGCACGTCAAGGTGACACAGGCGGAACAGCAGACGATGCACCAAGTGCATCTATTGCAGAATTGCTTGTAAGTGACTTTGTAGACGTAGATGCTCCAGATCCATCACTATATCCAAAAGGTATGTTGTTATGGAACTTACGTAAGAGCGGATTTAACGTTAAGCGTTTTGAGCGTAGCTATGTAGACTTAACTGCTAAAAACGTTCGCCAAGGCGGAGTTGATGCAGGAGCGTCAATGGCAGCTTACTACCCACACAGATGGGTAACAGACTCAGGTAACCAAGCAGATGGTTCAGGTAGCTTTGGACGTCATGCACAGCGTAAGAGTGTTGTACAAGCGTTACAAGCAACTGTTAATAGCAACCAAGAAATACGTGACGAAGAAAGTCGTCAGTTTAACTTGTTAGCTACTCCAGGGTATCCAGAGCTAATTGGTGAAATGATCACACTAAACTATGACAGACGCTTAACAGCATTTGTTGTTGGTGATACACCATTCCGTTTAACACCAGATGCAACTTCATTAAATGAATGGGCAACTAACGTTAAACTAGCATTAGAAGATAATGACAATGGTGCAGTTAGTTACGATGAGTACATGGCTATGTATTACGGTTCAGGCTTTACAAGTGATAATGCAGGAAACAATATTGTTGTTCCAGCAAGTCATATGGCACTACGCACTATCATACTAAACGACCAAGTTGCGTTCCCCTGGTTTGCTCCAGCAGGTACAAGACGTGGTGGTGTAAGCAACGCTACAAGTTCAGGCTATATTAATAGCGAAGGCGAATTTGTAAGTGTAGCATTAAACACTGGACAGCGTGATACACTTTATTCAAATGCAATTAACCCAATCACATTTATTAGTGGTGCAGGACTTGTTGTATTTGGTCAAAAGACTCGTGCAAGAAACGCAAGTGCATTGGATAGAGTTAACGTAGCACGTTTAACTGTTTACTTACGTGGACAGCTAGAGCTACTAGCGAAACCATACTTGTTTGAGCCAAATGACAAGATCACAAGAGATCAAGTTAAAGCAGCAGCAGATGCATTGTTACTAGAATTAGTAGCGTTACGTGCATTGTATGATTTCTTAGTAGTGTGTGATGAATCAAACAACACACCAGCTAGAATTGATAGAAACGAGCTATACTTAGATATAGCAATTGAACCAGTTAAAGCAATTGAATTTATTTACATTCCATTGCGTATTAAAAACACAGGCGAAATTGCAGCACTAGGTTAATATGCGCACATAATGAACGGAGGTAATACTCCGTTCATTGAGGCATAAATACTGTATAGGAGAACATAATGCCAATCACAACTTTACAAAATATTAGTGTACCTACTGAAGGCGCTGGAAGTAACTCATCATTATTGATGCCTAAACTACAGTATCGTTTTAGAGTATTACTAGACAATTTTGGTACTACTGGAGGACCAGATGGTACAAGAGAAATTTCAAGACAAGTAGTAGACGTAAGTCGTCCAAACGTTAGTTTTGAACAAATGAC